AAAAACATAGTTAGACCCTATGGGACGCCGACCAAACACCGCAATCCTTGCTCAAGCCGCTGCCACCGGCGTCGGTTTGCGTCAGGCCCGTCGCCAGCTTGAGAAAGGGCAGGCGGTTGCGGCCGCCAAGCCGATGAAGCCGATCGCCGGGATAGGATTAGACGGCGAGATCGATCGACTGGAATCGCTGGCCGCTACTTTGGGCGAGGCAGCCAAGGAGGCGAGCGGGCCGGAGCGGTCGTCACTGATAGGCGATTACACTCGCGTCGTGGAGGCACTGCGAAAAATGAAGGGCGACCGGCCCGACATCAACGAGGCGGAGGGCAAAATGGTGCCCATCGACGAGGCAGACAAGATACTGGCACGCCGGACTAACGCACTAATCCCGCTACTGCTTGGCATGCCCAAACGCCTAGCCCCGATCTGCGCCCATAGGCCAGCCGCCGAGATCCAGAAAGAGGTGGAGAACGAGGTGGGGCAAGTAATGCGACAAGTGCAGGCGGCACTGTGAAGGCGGCCGAACAGCTACTTAAACGCGAACGCGACCGCTGGAACTTTGAGCCACCGCCGTCCGTCATTCAGTGGGCGGAAAAGAACATCCAGCTAGATAGCAGGATTACGGCTCGCCCAGGTCTTTACTCAACCAAGTACACACCCTACGTCGCGGGCGTACTAGAAGCACTGGCCGATCCGGGCGTGCATACCGTTAGCCTTTGCTGGGGATCGCAGACAGGCAAGACACTGACGCTGGCCATCTGGCTGGCGTATAGAATCGCCAACGACCCAGCGCCAGCACTGCTCGTAATGCCGAACGCGGATCTGGCTAGAAGTTACAGCGAAACGCGGCTGACTCCGATCTTTGAGAAGTGCAAGCCGGTGCGGGCGCTTTTTCCATTCGATAGCGACGATTTTAAAATTTTAGAGATGCAGTTTACCAGCATGACTCTCAGCCTGGTCGGATCGAATAGCCCAGCGAACATCAGCTCACGTCCGATCTGCATTGCGGTATTGGACGAGCTGGACAAGTTCGCGCCACCAACCGAACGCGAGGCGGCCGCTTACAATCTGGCGCTAGAACGCACAAAGGCTTTTCCAAACCGCAAGCACGTCCTGACTAGCACGCCGACGTTAAGCACGGGCGATATATGGCAGAACTATCAGGCAGGAACGCAGGAAACTTTCCACGTCCCTTGCCATGCTTGCGGTGAAATGCAGGCGATGGAGTTTGGGCAAGTGCGTTGGGCAGATAGCGCACGCAATCCTGACGGCAAATGGGACTTACAGAAAGTAGGGGAGACGGCCGCATACCATTGCACAAAGTGCAACGAGCCGTGGACTGAAGGCCATAGGCGATCAGCCGTTGAGCAGGGCAAGTGGGTGGCAGCAAATCCAAACGCAGAACGCGGAAGGCGAAGCATGCGACTGCCTAGCTGGTATTCGCCAACCGTCACTTTTGCCGACTGCGCCAAACAGTTCCTAACTCAAAAGCATTATCTGCACGGCTTGCAAGGATTCGTGAACGGATGGAGTGCGATGCCGTGGGAAGACCAATTTGACGACGATAAAACAATCGACATTCCCGCCGGCGCATTTGCGAAAAAGCAAGATTGGGAAACGGAACATATTAAACTGGCGGCCATAGACAGACAGATCGACGAGTATTGGTTCGTGGTAAGAGCATTCGCCAGGGACGGAACAAGCAGGCTAATTGATGAAGGCCGGGCACGAACGATCGAGGACGTGGCGCAACACCTGCACACGTTAGGCGTTCAACCCAAGCACACCGCGATGGATAGCGGATATGAGACGCACGATTCGTACAGAATCTGTGCCCGCTATAAGTACACGGCATTAAAGGGCGAAGAGCGTCCTGCCTACTGGATCGAAACGCCACGCGGGCGGATGAAGTCGGTACACTCGGCCGAGCAACCCACTGACGCAGGCTGCATGCTTCTGCTTCTCAGTTCGCCAGCCTGTCAGGATTTGCTGGCATGGTTGCGACGAGGGCAGGGGCCACGCTGGGAAATTGCCCATGACGTAAGCCCGGACTATCGCGAGCACATGAGCAGCCACAAAAAGGTGCATCGGATTAACCGCAAGACAGGGCGCGATCACTACGAATGGATACGGATCAAAAGCAGGCAGGATCACTTGTACGACTGCGAAACATACTTGGCTGGCTTTGCCGTGTATGGAAAAGTGATTAGGCCAACCGCTTCACTGGACGAGGAATCGTTGACACCCGTGGCGTCGTGATGGCTATTTCCCGCAGACTCACGCGGGCAGTTGCGACGAACTACCTGGCTCAAGCCTCTGGAGTTACCGCAAGCGCCCTGACTAACCTTGCCACTGACCGCAACGCGGCAATGACGGGCGCAGCATCAGGCCGTGCACTGGTTGGATCTTCAGCGGGCGGTCAATCGGCCAGCTTTCAAATCGATCTTAAACCCACCGAACGGGTTGAGCTATTTCAGGCCGCAATCGATTACCTAAACGGCGTGCAGGTCACACGCACCAGCGCCTCATTTTCTTACATTCTGGATAGCTGATTATGGCACAGAAACTTTCACTCGTGGCTCGGATGGGCGCAGGCATTAAAGCGTTTGGAGCTGGATTCGGTGCAGGCATCAGCACGTTTCAACCCTACGAAGGCGCAGGCTTTTCCCGTAAGCGCCCCGTCATCTATGGCGCCCATGCCCGCGATTCACGACTAGATCTAAACGAAGCGACACGAGTTGAGCTGCTAAAGCTCGCCCGGCACATGTACCGTAACGTCGGGCTGATTAAAGGGGCGGTGGATTCGATCGCCACCTATTCGATTGGCCCAGGACTCCGGCCGCAGTATCGCGGTGCAAATCAAGATTTTGGCAGATTGTGTGAGGAATACTGGCGCGATGTGGTAGTGCCATCGCCTGAAGTTACTGGGCGCATGACTTGGACAGACATGCTGCTTGCACTATCGCGATCGATCGACGTGGATGGTGATGTATTCGTCATCATGACGGAAAAGGGTAAGCTGCAAATTGTCGAAGGTCATCGCGTTTGCGAGGGCGATGACTACGGAACTTCTGACGGAGTGTTCCTCGGCAAGCTCGGCGAGCCTACTGGATACTTAGTTCAGACTGGCGAGCTGTACCGAAAACTGGGGGCAGATACCGTCATTCATCTAATGGAACTGGAGCGGCCAGATCAAATCCGTGGCGGATCTTCACTAGCCCGCGCATTGAACCACGTCCGTGATTTGAAAATGCTTGGCGAGTTTGAGAAGGACGCATTGAAATTGCAGGGATCGATTGCCGCCGTGATCACCACCGACCAAGGCGACGAGCTGGCAGGACAGGGTGGATTCTTTGGAACCGTGCAGGCTCAAGATACTGGCGAACCAACAATCGCCCGCGAGGAGATCACCAGCTCGGCAACCATCCCACGCCTTTCACCTGGCGAAAAGATTGAGATGATCGGGCCGAATAGACCGCACGCTGGCTTTGAGCCTTTCGCCAAGTTTCTGATTCGTGACGTGGCCATGGGCCTCGGCTTGCCCGTTGAGTTTGTTTACGACCCAGCCAGCGTCGGCGGGGCTGGGATGCGGTTTATTGTGGCAAAGGCACAGCGCAGATTTGAACAACGGCAACGCCTGCTCATCGATAGATTCTGCAATCGTGCATGGCGCTTTTTTATTGGGGGCGCTATTGCAAACGGGGATCTGCCAGCCGCTGAAGATTACGCCAAGGTTACGTGGCAAACACCGAAGTCACTAACCGTGGACGCAGGGCGTGAGGCAATGCAGGCCCGCGAGGACTACAAGGCGGGCCTATCCAGCTTGCAGGATTACTTTGGCGAACTTGGCCAAGACTGGGAAGAGCAGGTCAGACAGATTGCTAAAGAGCGTGAATTTGTCGCATCGATTGGAACCGTTGCGCCACAGACTGACGTGGCGGCCCCGGTGGAAGTAGTCAAAGAAGCACCCGCAATCGATGAACCCGCGCCAGTTAATCCAGAAAAAGATCCGAACGCTGGGCCAGATGCGGAGCTAAGCGCAAGGGTTGAGCTAGATTTGCCAACACAAAACGCAGGCGAGACTGATGATAAGTTTATGGCTCGCTGCATGGGCAACCCAACAATGGTATCCGAGTTTCCAGAAAACGATCAAAGAGCAGCCGTTTGTGCTAGGCAGATGAAACTATCCGCTAAGCCACAAACAGAATCTTTCACCATGCGGGACGATCCCGACTACAAGCTCAGCGACAAAGAACTAGACATGGTCGCAAACGCAATCGGGCTTAAAAAAAAAGAAAAAATAGAATTAGCTAAACCCACGGCCGGCATGATTGCCGAAGCCAAGAAGGGGCTAGAGTGGCGCAGGGAATACAAGCGGGGCGGGACTGAGGTGGGCGTGGCTAGGGCACGCGATATAATCAATAACGTAGACTTTCCAGACGAGACAATCGCCCGCATTAGCTCATACCTAGCGAGGCATGAAGTGGATAAAAAAGGGGAAGGCTTTAATCCTGGTGAACCGGGATTCCCATCGGCAGGCCGGATAGCTTGGGCGCTATGGGGTGGCGATCCTGCCCAGAGCTGGGCAGCGGTACAGATGCGCCGGATCGCCCGTGAGATGGCGGCCCGGCCGGGGCCGAAGTCAGCCAGCCAAACACCCGCGCCAGCAAGTGAACGAAAGAAGGGCAGTGAGACAAATCCAGCCGGGACAGCTTCCACTAGGTCAAAGGCAGGCGATATCGAGATCAGTGAAGCCGTTGAAGAAACTTTAAAAAATAAAATAGCCGATTTTAAAAAGCGCTATCCCAATCGCAAAGCGCCCACCCTAGGGGCGCTCAAGAAAGTTTTTCGCAGGGGTGCTGGAGCTTTCTCAACGAGCTTTAGGCCAACCATCAGCGGGGGAAGGCCCAACAGCAGGACGGCTTGGGCGATTGCCAGGGTAAACAAATTCTTAAAGATGGCAGGTGGTGGCGAGGTAAAGAAAAGCTACCGTGAAGCTGACGGCGATCTGCTCTAAAGTTGACGTTCGCTCCGGCCTATATGGCCAACAAATTAAATAGCGTTTCAATTTTAACGGTTGGAGAGGCTAGGGGCCACAACCTCAAGATCGACCAAACCTCGCTCGAGCAAGCGCTTAAAGTGGCGCAAAGCATGAAGCGGATCAAGGTGACTATGGGCCACGGCGCTCCCGTCACCGGCATCCTTGGTTACATCGATAATTTTTCAATCAAAGGCGACCGCCTGCTGGGCGATCTAAACCTCTTTAACACTAACGAGGCGCAGTTTGTCGAGCAGCTGGCCCAAGTTCTGCCCGAAGGCTTTGGCATATCCCTTACCTTTAGCGGCGTGCCTGAGATCATGGGTGCGGAACGCTTTGCCCGGGTGACTGAGATCTATGACTGTTCAATCGTTTCTGAGCCGGCCGCCAACCCCGCAGGGATGTTTTCTGCCTTCTCAGCAGTTGACATGAAAAAACTGCAAATGAACGAAGCACCCGTCGAAGTCAAAAAGGAGCTGAGCGAGCCTGCCGTTGTGGCAGTTCCCGCACCCGAAGCTCTTGCCGTTGAAACTCCCGCCGTTGTCGAAGCACCTAAAGCCGAACTGGCTGAAATGCCCGAAGAGAAAAAGGACGAGCAGAAGATGGCCGAGCCTACTCTGACCGACATCGCGGGAATGTTGACCAAACTAATCGGCATGCTGACTCCTAAGATCGAAGAGGACGAAGATGACGAGGAGATGGGTTACAAAAAAGAAGAGATGTCCAAGGCCGACGACAAGGCCGTGACCACTTTGGAAAAAGCCAAGGCCGACGCTGCTGGCGCAGTGGCGGTTCCCGCTGAATCGAGCCAACCGCTCGGCCGGGCAGAAATCCTCAATCAATTCAACGCGGAAAAGAATCCGACCCGTCGGTCGGAACTGCTCCGCAAACTCGGGCTATAAGCCCTACTAGGAGAACACTACAATGGCCAACTCAATCGGAACAACGAATGCCAATGTAATCGCTCAGAGGGCTCTCGAGATCCTCGTGGCCGATTACAGCTTCCTCAGAAACTCCGTCACGGATTTCAGCAGCGAAGCAGCTAAATACAACGCGTCAGTCTTTACCCACCGTATCTCTGCGACGACCGCCCAGGACTACTCGCAGGCTAACGGCTACGTAGCGACTGCGACAACTCAGACGGACGTGCAAATCACTCTCAACAAGTTCAAGCACGTTTCCTACTCTGTGGACGATCAAGAGCGCACCAGCTCCAACATCAACCTTATCGAGCGTTTCGCCGGCGCAGCCGCGCACGCCCTCGGGTTGCAAATGGTTGGAGATTTGCTCGCTCTCGTGACTTCCTCCACCTTCACCAGCGCATTGACGGTTGCTTCCAGCGCCTTCTCCTACCGCTCGGTAGTGTCGGCCGGAATCACCCTCAACAACAGCAACGTGCCAGTCAACGGCCGGTACGCTGTTCTTAACCCCAGCTTCTACGGCGCTCTCTTGAATGATACGACCGTCGTGGCCAATCCTCAGATCACCGGCGACCTCGTTCGCACGGCTGGGATCGGAAACGTTGCTGGATTCAACATCAACCAGTACAGCGCAGTGCCTTCCAACAGCATCACGCTCGGCGGATTCTTCGCCCAGCAGGAAGCCTTGTTGATCGCAACTCGGGTTCCTGAAGTACCGACCGGCGTTCCCATTCCTGGGGACATCTCGGTTGTGACGGAACCCCGTACTGGCCTATCCGTCCAAGTTCGTGAGAACTACGATGTGGTCAAGGGCCAGCTGCAACGCACCTACGCCCTGATCTACGGTGTGAAAGCCGGAGAAACATCCAGCCTCGTGCGTATCAACGGTAGCTAATTCACTCGGGGAGGGCGGTGGGCTGAAAGGCTCACCGCCCTTTCCACTTTAAGAAATCCTCTCATGTCTGAATTTACAGAAGCGCTTAAAGAAAGTTTAGCCGCTCTATACGAGCAAACTGGCACGGCCGCCACTATCGGTTCCACTTCAGTCACTGGTATCCTCTCAACAATCACCCGCAAAGAAAGCGTTGAGCTGGGCGGATTTGATCTGGATCTAAACTCCACCTTTACCATCGACGTGGCGAACTTAGCCACAGCTCCCACAATCGGATCTATCTTGCTGGCTAACTCGGTTAGCTATCGGGTGGCGTCGATTGATACTTCTATCGGTAGTTACGTGCTCGGTTTGCGAGAGATTTAACCGTGGCCACTCGAAATCCTAAAATCTCCATTTACGCAATCGCCGGGCACGAGGCGCAATTCATGCAGCGCTTTGTAACTGCATTTTTACCATACTGCGATGAGCTGGTAATTTGCATGGCCCAGGGCGCTCGGCCTGACGATGGCACGCGGGCGATTGCCGAAAAGTCAGGCGCTAAGATAGTTGAATATAAAAACGCACCGGCAGGGGCGAGCTGGCCCCACGTCGACAACTTTGCCGCCGCCCGCAATACCGCATTGGATGCCTGTACTGGCGACTATGCGGTATGGGTGGATTGCGATGACTTGCCACATAAAGACCTTAAAAACGCTCTTAAAAGGGGCGTGGAAGCGTTTGAGCAGAATCCCAAGCTCGGCATCTATGCAGGCGTCTATGACGTTATAAACGCCAAATTAAGGCCAGTACGTGAGCGCATGGTGCGGCGTATAGATGGCGTATGGTCTGGCAGGTGGAACTATGCCGTACATGAGGCGCTGTTGCCTAATGCTGGGCTGGAATCTGTGGGCGAGCAGACGGTATGGGTGGAGCATCACCCCGGTGGTTACAAGGCGGGTAGCGCCGATCGGAATCTGCGCATTCTTCAGGGTCAGTTAAGCGAGGCAGGCAAGTATGCGTACTACTACCAGCAGGAACTTTTCCTAGGTAATCGCAGGACAGAATCAGAACCGTGGTCACACGTTGCGGCCATCTGGCCGGGGCAAGAGGCCACGCTGGCTTACGAGGCTGCCTGCAATCAAGCGACAGCTACGCAAGATCGCACGGTCAGAATTGGTTTATACCAAAAGGCACATCAGATGAACCCTGGGCGCAGGGAAGCGATTTACTATTTAGCCAGGGAAGAGGCCAGCGTGGGTGCCTGGTTGCAGGCTTATCACTTGCTAAAATCGGCAATGGTTCAGCCCGATCCGGGCGTAAAGATCTGGAACGCCCAGCGCACCGTGTACGACTTTGAGTGCATTGATCTATACCTCGCGGCCTGCAAAGCCGTGGGCGATACGGCCGAGGCAGAAAAGATTGAGAACATGTGGCGGGCGCAGAAGCCCGTAAAGATTACCGTTTGCCACGCCACCCGAGGCCGCCCACAGGAAGCGATCAACGCCCGCATCTTGTGGATGAAAAAGGCGGCAGATCCAGCGTCAGTCGAGTGGATCTACTCAGTCGACGATGACGACCCAAAAGCGGACATGCTGAAAAATTGGGGAATCGTTAAAGGTAAGGGCGGATGTATTGCTGCTTGGAACAGGGCGGCCGAAGTAGCCCGTGGTGAAATTATCATTCAAGGCTCCGACGATTGGGACCCTCCGCTACATTGGGACAAGATAATCAGCGACAGGATTGGCGATACCAGCAAGCCCAAGGTACTGGCGATTTCCGACGGCCACCGCAAAGACGATCTGTTGTGCATGGCAATCCTCACAAAAGCACGACTGCAAGATCAAGGCGCAATGTTTGCCGCCGAATATGACGCTTGCTCCGGCATATTCTCGGATAACGAATTTTCTAAAAGAGCCGCATACGACGGTGTGATCATTCCCGCTAAGGATATCGTATTCACTCACAATAATCCGCTCTTCACCGGCGCGGCGCAGGATGCGGAATTTAAACGCCACAACGCCAAGGAGAACTACGAGCTTGGCGAAAAGATATTCAAGGAGCGGAATCCGTGATTCACACCCACAACGCACTGCGTTTGGGCGACAACCTGGTGCAGTTAAACTTTCTACGTAGGCTATGCCTGCAAAATCCAGATATTGAGATCACGCACTATCACAATCCAGAGCTGTGCAAGTTTGAGGAGATTGATGCCTTGCGGAGCGACATGTCTTTACGGCTACGCATTCGACCAATCAGCGAGGCGCCAGCCGATAGTATTGATTCTTGGCGTAATGCAGGCGGATATTGGGAGCGTCATCCCGACAAATTAAACTTCGCCAAATTTCATCTATGTTGGTTCGAGGAACTGGCCAGCAGGATGTGCGTAAAGAATCCGATCCGGAAAGTCGATGACCTCCTTTTTGACTATCCAGCCCTAGATTCCTTTATTCCGATGGCGCCAGACTGCGATATTGTCGTGATAAATTCGCCAGGGCTGTCTGGTCAATTTACAAACTTTAACCCCGACGATTTTCGCAACCTAGTATCTAAACTAGTTAGCAAGGGCCATCGGGTAATCAGCACAGTCGATACTGGATTATGCCCGGCATTTGATGGCAAGAATGTGACTTGGATAGGGGCGACGGCTGCAAAGGCTAAAGCCGTCATCGGAACATCCACCGGGCCGAGCTGGCCGTGCCTAAACGTTCACAACAAAAACGCCTTCCACTTGCTGTGTGCAGATACCGAGACAGTCATATTTACCGAACGCGGCCAGATGGCTAGGAGCGCATTTCACGCCCTGCACATTCTTGAAGAAGAAGGCTTACTGTGAAGAAGGAGCTGACTCAGGCGATGGATTTATTGGCGGCCGATCCGGCCGTCAGGTTTATAGGCTACGGGGTAAAGATAGGCGGCCGGGCGGCAGGCACGCTCAATAATGTTTCGGATTCACAACTGATTGAAACGCCTGTCGCTGAAAATCTGATGGTAGGACTAGCCACGGGCCTGAGTTTAGCCGGGCTGAAGCCCGTCGTCTTTATTGAGCGGATGGATTTTATTCTCAACGCACTGGACGCCATCGTGAATCACCTGGGCGCAGCCCAGCATATTAGCTGCAATCAATTCAAGCCTGCCGCCATCTTGCGGGTAGTCATAGGCAATAAAAGCAAACCGCTCTACACGGGGCCAACCCATACGCAGGACTTCACCGAAGCTCTTAGGAAGATGATCGATTTCCCAATCGTCGAACTAAAGAAGGAGAGCGTAGTGAGCGAATATCAAAACGCATTGCAAAGGCTGATCGCTGGGACATCCACCATGCTGGTCGAGCGAAAGGATGAATGGTGAAACAGAACAAGTACAGTGATCTTAAAATCTTTTCGTTCCCGGATAAGATCGCCAGCTTTCGCGACGATATTATCACCGCACCCATATACGTGCGGATTAAGCCGACGAATATCTGTAACCACGCCTGCCGTTTCTGCGTCTATTCTGACGGCACAACTCGGCCAAAGGATCGGCCTGACTTGCACCTGCAGGCTGGCATGCACACCAGCATGAACGAGAGGGACGTGATGCCACGAGATAAGGCACTAGAACTAATAGAGGATCTTTCAAACATAGGAACAAAGGCCGTCACCTTCAGCGGTGGCGGAGAGCCTTTGCTGCATAAAGACATTGTCGAGATTATGACTAAGACAGTTTCGTCTGGGTTGGATCTATCCATTATTACCAACGGCCAACTACTTGCGGGGGAAAGGGCAGAAGTATTGGGCAAGGCAAAGTGGGTGAGGATTTCCATGGACTACACAAGCGCAGAGCAGATGGCATCTAGCCGTAATGTGCCTGACAGATCGTTTGATTCCGTGATGCAGAATATAAAAAACTTTTCCAACACGAAAACAGAGAGCTGCGACCTTGGGATTAACTTTATTATTACCCGCTACAATTACGAGGGACTAGTTCCGTTCGCTAAACAGCTCAAGGATTCAGGCGTAAGTAATGTCCGCTTCTCGCCCGTTTACGTGCAGAACTTTAAAGAATATCACAACACGATTGCAACCAGGGTGCGGGAGCAACTGGCCGAATGCCAATCCTTTTGTGATTCAGATTTTACCATCAACACGACCTATGATCTGGATAGCCCAAGTAAGTCGCCCGTTCGGCCATTCCATCGCTGTCTTTACGCTCAGGCCGTTTGCGTGGTAGGCGCGGATCTTAATATCTACGCATGCCACAATACCGCATACAGCAATCACGGCCGCATCGCCTCCATGAAGGATCAATCATTTAGCCAAGCATGGTTCGGAGAAGAGGCGAGAGCATGGCATAAAAACTTTAACCCTGGCGTCAGTTGCCTGCATGAATGCGCAAATCACGGCAAGGTGGCACTATTTGAAAAGCTGGCCACCGATAGTCACGATGCCTTTGTATGAACAAGCAGGATCTGATTGATTTTGAACTGCGCATTAAGGCGCTATTTGAGCAGGGCAAGCTGCCATATCTGATTCACCTATGCGGTGGAAACGAGGATCAGCTCATCGAGATATTCAAAGACATCAAGCCAGGCGATTGGATCTTCTCAAGCCACAGATCCCACTATCACTATCTGCTCTCTGGCGGAGATCCTGACGTGCTTGAGCAGATGATTAGAGATGGTCGCTCCATGTTTGTCTTTGACCGTAAGCTCAATTTCTATACGTCAAGCGTGTTGGCTGGCACTTGCGGGATAGCGGCCGGAGTGGCGCACACATTAAAAGAGCAGGGAAGCTCGGCAAAGGTGTGGTGCTTCTTGGGCGATGGAGCTGAGGACGAGGGCCATTTTTATGAGGCCGTGAACTATGTGGCTGGGGCAGATCTACCCTGCACCTTTATTGTCGAGGATAACGATCGATCCGTGGATACGCCAAAGGCAGCCAGGGGAAAGGCCACGATGACTTGGCCTGATTGCGTCAAGCGATACCACTACACCCCAACCTTTCCGCATGGTGGCGCTGGATGTAAAACCATGGTCACATTTGATCCGTCCATTCGCCCGATCTGGTGACAAGAGGAGTTTAGAATATGCCCGCCGTCACCATGCTCGATCGTCTAATTGAAGCTGCGTTTCAAGAGCTTCTATCTGCAACCGTTACCGGGGTGACCTATCACTTGTCCCACGATAAGACGGAGAACATGCTGCCCTCGATCGTCATTAAAGCGACGTTAGGAACCGAAGAGCCCGTTCAGGGGTCTGGCGTGTTCAGCGTTCCAGTTGAAATCGTTGTCGATGATTCTTATGACGACACAACCGTGGACGCTCACACTCAAAAATGTTCCAAGATCTTGCAGGCGTTCTATGATTCCAGCCCGCTGGCAAATCGTCTAAATGCCACTACGGCCATCGGATCTGCTCGCTGTTTCAATGCAAAGGTGGAGTCAAGCGAAGCAGAGGCTGACGATGAGGAGCGTACAATGCGTCGCACCTACAGGCTGGCAGTTATCGCATATCCCAATTCGATCGCGAGTTGACACAAAATTTAAGGCAATATGGCAGCCACAACAATCGGAACTTCTGGCCTTCAGTTTGGCATCACTGCTGAAACGGGTGGCCTCGTACAATCTTTCACAGAAACCCGGAATGTCGAACGTGCGGAAGTTAGAAACCAAAGCGGCGAAGTAGTCGGTGCTGCCATGTACAACCCTACCGATACCTTTGCCTTTTCTACCACCATCACAGGCTCCTACGCCACTACGGCCGGAGCAGTCATCACAACCTTGGCAAACGCTGCCAGCACTGGCGGAAAAATTATTGTGGATAGCGTGACTGTAAACCGCGCCTCTGACGGGTTCGTCACGGTGGACGTTTCCGCGACTCGCTTCCCCAACATGAGCTAAAGCCCGAAAGGGCGGGCTAATGAAATCCTAAAAAATGATAGATAGCTTTTGGGGTACAACAAATATCAAAGTGGCTGCGGCCGCCTCGGCCTTTGGCGCTAAGTTAAGGCAATCTGATCCCGTTACTTGCATCGTAAAAGAGGATGGCCATCGTCAGTTTACCTTTTGGTTTTCCGTATCGGGCGGCGAAGAAGCAAAGGCCGAAATGGAACGCACTTGGGCAGACATGAAATCCGACGAAGAATCTGCAATTCGCTATGTGCGGGCAGCACTTGAAAACAGGGAAACTCTCCTAGGCTTAATGAAGCGAGCCGAGCCGATTATATCAATTCAGCGTGGCGGGCAGACGCTCCTAGTCAGCGAGCGTGCCAGCCCAGAGTTGAAACGAGCGATATTAAAAAAACTATGAGTGAAGATAATTTATTACAGGAACTGGATCAGGCATTCATATCGCCAAACAAACTTTTCAAAGATCAGCCGCTGGCGCCATACACTGAGGGCAGTAGGCTTTTGATGATCCAGATCCGCAACGAAAACGATAGCCCGATTTTCTTTGTTTATGCCTTCATTTACCTGCACATCTTGTTGGCGAAAGATAGAAAAGCCGCCATCAAACTGGCTTGGAACCAAGACGCATTCAGAGAAAAACTAATGGAATGGTCGGAGAATCTTGGCGAGGAGGATCGAGATACGGCAAGCCTGCTAGTCGCCAGCATTTTAAACGAATCGAATAAGGCCAAGGTGAACGTCATTCCATCCGGCGTACCACAGCCACCGGGAAACGGGTAACGCCAGGCGGAACCGCTTGCAGCGTGTTCGTCCTGGCTAAAGAAACTGGTTGGCCATTGATGACAATCTTATGGGAAATCCCTCTGGAAATTCTGCATCAAGCGGAGCACGTCTTTATGTATATGAACGGGGCAAAATTACGCAGGCCATATTCAATCGTGGGCACGGATCTTCGTGACATGGAGAAAGCGTTAGGACTATGAGTGCAAAACTTGTATTAGATAATAGAAAATTGCTTAAAGCTCTTAATGGATGGAAAAAACTGACAGCAGAAGAGCAGGCAAGGGAATTGCGAAAATCCGGCAGAGCTTTGGCTGTTAGATTGGCCAACGCAACTCAACCGTATGGACTAAATGCAAAGGCAAGAAAGAAGGGAGAAAATGCAGTTCTTGCCGATATTGCTTTAATTACAAAGCCTTTAAGCAGGCACTGGATGAACGAGGCAATTCGCATGAAACAATTTGATCCGGCATCTTTTAAGCGTCGTTTTACTAATAAGGAAGGAAAGGTTTGGCTAGAAGAAGAAGATGTTGAGCTAAATTCATCAACCATAAAACGATTTCATCAAAGCATGAGAAACAAGGGTGACGGAAGAACGCGAAGGGCGGGTGAGGCAGATCGCAACGTAGGGCGCCATACAGCAGCAAATCGCGGTTTTATTTTGAAAGTGCAACAGCAAAAATATATTAATGAAACAAAACGAAAAGTAGGAATTGCAAAAGCCGGCTGGGCCGAATGCGCAGCACAACTTGGCGGATTTGATGGCGTGAAAGGTGTGGGTAAAATTCAAGACTGGATTACAAAACTTATATCAAAATATGGAAGCGGATCAGTAATCCTTACAAATAAATATGTTCAGCTAACAAATAGCATCCCCTGGATAGGGCGAGCTTTAGGCCGTTCAGCTTTGCGCAAGACTCTTGACATCCAGCGAGGGACATTAGCCAAAAGCGTGATTGAAATCGTGAAACATAATTCTAAAAAAGCAGGGTTCGCGTAATGGACGCCGTTGCCACAGCCAAGCTAGCGCTAGACGCATCGGGCTTTGATCGCGGCCTTATGTCGGCTCAGGCGTCGGTAAGAAAATTTGCAAAACAGGCAGGCGGGCTAGTGGCCGGTGCTTTTGCGTTCGACAAGATTATTGCAGGCTTTTCCAGCGCTATTGAGAAGGGCGATCAGTTGCAGGATATTGCAGAAAAATTCGGCGTATCTGCCAGCAAATTGCAGCTGCTTGGGAATGCCGCATCTGTTTATGGCAGCGGCATCGATCAAGTATCTGCTGGGCTGAACAAACTATCATTGGCCCAGCAGAAGGCTTTGGCGGGGGATACTGGGCTCGGTAAGACTTTTGAGGAAGTTGGCGTCAGCATTGAAGATTTGAAAACAATGAAGCCGGAGGATGTTTTGTTGAAAATATCCGACAGCTTTGCAAGTGGCGCAAATGAGGGCCGCCAGTTCATTATCGTAAATGAACTTCTTGGCAAGGCGCAAACCGATCTAATTAAAGTATTAAACCAAGGATCGACGGCAATTATTGATCAGGGCAACGCTATCGGCGTGTGGTCGGACGATACAATCTCACAGCTTTCAGAAGCATCGGATTCTCTGAAAACATTTCAAAATACCTTTGTAATAATCTTTGGAGAGTTGGCAGCTTTTATCAATCCAGTCATCGAGTCATTCAAGCAATTTGGTGAAGAGATTGGCATGGTTGGCTATGCCTTAAAAACAGCATTTACTGGCGATATCAAAGGCGCCTATCAGATAGGCAAAGAAATAAGAAAACTGCATAAAGAATCGTTGCAACCTAAAGCAAAAGAAGCCAAATCAGCATCGGCTCCTTTAATGGAAAGCGCAGACGCCGTTGCTTCAGCCGCTGATGAAAAAAAGAAATTGGACAAACAATTATACGACGAGGAAATCTACGATATTCAGGAAGCTGCAAGACTTGAAGCCGACCGGGATAAAACGATTTTCGATCGCATGATGCGAGATGCCGAATATGCCAGGGACGAAAAGAAGCGGATCCTAGAACTTGAAAAAGACACGGCCCTTAAAAACAAGGAGCTGATTATGCGTGGGATGGAATCGTCTGGAACGATTCTGGATAAAGTCAGGGCATCTGCCGAACGCATGGGAATGGGCGGAATTGTTCGCCAGATCGATGCCCAGCGCATGCAGCAACAACGACAGACCGACGTAAGCCTGCTTTCTGGCGTTGGCGCTCAACCTGGTCAAATGGGATTTCGGCCAAACGAGCAGATTCAAGCATTGACGCAAACGGAGGGCGATTTACAGAGGCAGCAAAATACTGAACTTATTAAAAGTTTCACGGATATGCAGTCACTGGTCGCCCAGATTGTTCAGAAAATTGACGATAAACTTGGCGTGCCAGTATTGAAATCAGCCTACTAATATGAGCGCAGTTATCCTATCAACCACTCTAAACGCAGCCGGAAAAGTGTTGCGAAAGGCTACACGTTCCAACACGGTCGACGGCCTTGTTACCCTTATTGAAGAATACACGATCCGCCTTGCAGATATTGGGGCACTGGATCCAGAGGTCGGCACAAAACACAGCGTATTTTCGTCCGCTGCCGCAAAGTATCCAAGAATGCTAGTTGAAACCACAGCCGTCGATCCGCTTGACGGGGATCTCGCAAATCTAAAAGTCACATACGTCGGCTTGGATTTTGCCACCGGCCTGCCCCCCGCTTATGTCACAACTGTTGGGCAGCCTGGCGTTGGGATATTTGGCGCGGACACTGCAATTCTTGTAAAGTATCTAACGGACGCCAGCCTGTTCGACACACTGAAAGGCGGGAACATCAGCCTTAATCTTGGCACAACAAACCTTACACTTCCAACAAAGCGGCTAATGCCGACGCAAATTAACGGCACTACGATGCCGCCAAATCCAAGGCAACGCGAATATCGCCGAGCAAAAACAATTTTTGAGGCACAGGATGCGGCCGTGCTGGCTTATCAGGCGCAATACAATCAAAACTCAAGCGATGTAATCGGCCCGCGAATACTAAGTTATGCGCCGAGTGTGGAGTGGATTTATGCTGGCTACGTTCAGACTGGAATTAGCCTTCAGCGGCGTGGGCTTTTCAATCAGATTGAGGAGCAATTTACAGAATACTTCCGAGGATCAGATATCTTTTATCAAACCGATGGAACAGTCAATCTGACTAGGGTTAATTCGTTCTCGAATCTTAACTACACGTTCTAATCGCATGGCTGAAAATCCTCCAAACGCAGTTCTTTCTTCACGCTCCCAACCTCTCCGCGTAATACGACCCACCCCAGACGGCGTGGCGATTACAACCGATTATCTGAACACAATAATAAACCGCATCGAAGATCTGGTATTGATCGCAAAGTCACAAAAGCCAATCCCAGGGAACAATGTTCAAATCAACTTTACGTCACAGGGCGCCGTTATTAACGCGGTCACCCAATGATTCGTCCAGCCTTATCCAAACTAGCGGAAGGAACCAAGCTTACAGTCGATCTTATTAACGATATTATCAACCGCACGGAATATGCCGCCGATCTGTTGCGACAATATAAGCTAATCGCTGGGAGCGGAATGTACGTGGAGCCCCATTATGACGGAACCAGGGTGAGCTATTTACAGCCCGTAGGTGGTGGGGCTACGCGGCCGCAACCGATTAGCCCTGCGTACAGGATTGTTGGATACGCAACTGTGGGGGGAATAGCTAGGGGGTTCCTTTACGACGGATCAATTTTTACAGATATTATTTATCCCGGAGCAAGTCAGACATACGCCTATGGCATCGATGGCTCAAACATTGTGGGATATATAGATATCGGCGGAATAACCAAAGGCTTCTTATATGACGGCTCAACCTTTACAGACATAATCTACCCAAGTTCGTCCAGCACCCAAGCCTATGGTATCGATGGCTCAAACATTGTGGGATATATAGATATCGGCGGAATAACCAAAGGCTTCTTATATGACGGCTCAAACTTTATAGACATAATCTACCCAAGTTCGTCCAGCACCCAAGTCTTTGGTATCGATGGTTTTAACATTGTCGGATATACCCTTGTTGGCTTTACAGAAAAAGGCTTCCTATACAACGGCTCTACATTTACAGAGATAATTTATCCCGGCGCATCTGCGACCTATGCCTTTGGAATCGACGGCTCAAATATTGTTGGCACGGCAGTTATCTCCGGACTACAGCGTGCCTTTGTTTATAACGGCTCAACATTTACAGACATTGTTTATCCGGGTGCTGCCCCTGGCGGAACTGTAGCTTTTGGGATCGACGGCTCAAATATCGTGGGGTATGCAGTTGTCGGCGGATTAAATCGCGGCTTTATTTACAACGGCTCAACATTTACGGATATTATTTATCCCGGCGCAACTAGCACCATAGCCTTTGGAATCGGCTAAAATTGACACCCACTAATCCTAAATGGCCTCTACGCTAGATCTATACATCGACACATCCTCTGGCCAGCTTATTGAAGGCGGGAGCGTTGTGGGCGGCGCATTGCCAACGCTTACAAGAAACGATACTTACACTTTGCGCCTCCGCCTTTTGCAAAAACAGGCAAACGGTTCTTACGATGATATTACCACAACCGGCTCAAGTCTTAAAGTGGGGATAGGCACAATCGAGCAAGAACCCTCGGCTGGATCATTTAAGCTATCAATTAACGGGACGACGTCATCTGCTATTGCCTTTAATGCGACAGCAATTTCCGTATACAATGCAATTTCTAATAATGTAAGTACGGTTGCTCTGTACGGTACGGGTGATTACGGATCATATTTACTTACCGCAACTCAGCCTAATACGGCCATGTCATTTGGATCGGACTCATTTACATTATTCCCAACCAGTTCTGTACTCGTTAGCACCCGCAGAAACCCAGCGGCATCTGTGCAGGCGCAACAAGTGGTCAAGCTTGTTCGCAATCCAATCGTTTATTCCGATACTTTTACAACAACTCCAACAGCAGGACAGATCGCTCTTACAAAGCTATCTGATGGATCTACCACGCAGAACGAAACGTATGAGCTGACCGTTGGGGATCTTGTTCGGGGCGGATCTTTCGCCTTGGTTTTTGGGGCGAACGCTACAACTGGAATTCCTCTCTTTACCTCAGCAGTTTCAGTTCAGACAGCAATCTCGTCTGGCATTAGCACTGTCACGGCAAACTGCTCCGTGCAGGATAATGGAAAACAGGGATACATTATATCATTCACGGGCAGACTCGGCCTGACAAATATCGTTACAGCACTTTCATTAGACGCTACCGGAATACAGTTTACCCCGCTAAAACAAACAACTCTGACAATCAATACCGCTGAAGTTGAGGATGCTTTTGCTGATACTTCCGAAAATTCAATTACTCCGACTATTGAAATTGAACTTACCGAGGATGGCACCCCAAAGACAATATATCAGGGGTCGATTACATTAAGAAAAGATCTTATTACCGCAGGTAGCTCAGTCCCAGGAAATCAGGCGAGTTATTATACTAAGAGCGAAAGCGATGCTAATTTTGTTTCCAAATCCAGCCCACAATCTGGTCTCAATGTCGTTTCAGGCTTAATAAATGTTGGCTTATTTGCTTCGTCCACAACCTACGGCGTGCTGCCTCAATCCACAGAAACCATCAACGTAACAACATCATTAAACTTTGGAAGTGTTCCAAATAATTCCTCAACTTCTATTACGATATCGGTTCCTGGGGCATCGCTGAACGACATAGTGTTGCTTGGCCTTCCTGCTGAACTCACTGAGGGTCTTGCATTTTTAGGACATGTAGTGGCAACAGATCAAATACATGTCGATGCAATCAACGCAACCAACTCTAGTAAGACACAAAACGCTGCCACATTTCGCATTACCGTCATTGGCTACTAGCCTTTGACACACGCCATCCAGAAGTATGGCCGCAGGCGTTTATAATCTTACTATTGAACAAGGCGTGGATCTTGCCTTGGAAGTGGCCGTAAAGGACGGCACTGGCGCAACGTATTCGCTTGCTGGCGCAACCGCAGCCGCGCAGATCCGCGATACCTACAACGGCAACCTACTTGCCACGTTTGCGACCGTTACTGCCACTGGCACGACTGGCAGCCTTACCTTGGCATTAAACGCAGCGACGGCATCGGCTCTTCCTATCAGCGGCGGCAAATGGGATTTATTACTAACTACAAGTGCAGCCACTAAAATCCGCTTGTTGCAAGGTTCCGTGACGATTGCGGGCGAGGTGACCGAATAATGCCTATCACAGCCACAGTTTGCGGGCCTGCCAGCATTAGCGTTGCCATTGGTACGCCTATTGTGACGGGTGGAACTGGAGCGGGTGGCGTGACCACTGGCACGGCCGTGGCGCTGGCAATCGCCTTGGGATGACAAGGAGCACAAGAAAATGAAACAGATCTGGCCTAATTATTCTTATTCGCCCACCACTAACGTCTTGACGCTTACCGGGCTGAACATCGATCGCGATCAGCTACTGCTAGTGACGGCCGCCGATCGCGGGCGGATCATGTACAACTTTGCGGATAGCTCAGTGACTGCTTCTGCCTTTACGTCCGGCGCAAATACTGCACTCACCCTGGTTGCAACGACTGCCGGGCTAACGACCACCGCCGCCCTCGTCATCTATTACGACGATCAGGTGGCGAGTAATTCAGTAACCGTCAGCTCACTCCCCGCCATCTCTGGCACGGTGACGGTAAATTCTTCAGCTAATTTTGATGTGAGGGTGACTCAAGGGGGCGATCCAGTTGATGGAAACAATGCATTCCCAGTATATGGCACGGTGACGGCGAATGTTTTTGGTAAAGAGTCTTTTGGAAATACATTTGTTCCAATTCAGATTGGTGCAAGTGGAGAGAATTTTGGAAACGGAAATCGTATTGGTGTTTCTTTAATAAATGATGCTGGAACAGAATATGGCACTACTGGAACTCCACTAAACATTTCTGGCACAGTCACCATTGGCTCTGCCATTCCCGCTGGCACAAACCGAATCGGCGTGGTGACGATTGGAGCAGGGACGGTCACCATCGGAGCAGGAACTGCACAGATTGGCTCAGTCACCGCATCTATCTCTGGCACAGTTCCAGTAAGCGGAACATTCTTTCAAGCCACTCAACCAGTATCACTAACTACGCTCCCAGCATTAGTCGCTGGCACAGCCCAAATCGGCTCTGTCACGGCCTCTATCTCTAACAGCGTAGTCACATTCTACCCACTCCAAGGCACGACTGTAACTAATAGCAATTTTACAAGCACCACGGCCTCCACCACACTTGTCTCGGCAGTGGCGGGCAGGGAAGTGCTGACGGTATTTTCAGAGGGGCCTGGCAATCTATTCATTTCTAGCGGTGCTACCTGCACCACTATCAGTTATCAGGTTCGCTTATCTGCGGGAGACTATTGGGAGTGCCCGCAGGGACAGTTATCGCTTTTACACACAGCCGTGTTTTCTGCTTCTGGTAGCACGGCACGCGTTTGCCAAGTTAGCTAGGAGTAGGCGATGCCTTTGTATTCGGCAGTGGCTCCGTTGCCAGTAAATCAAAAGACCCGCAGGATGTTTAATCCAAGCAAAGTAGCGAATCTGGTCGGATGGTGGGATGCGTCAGATTGGGATACTATTTTTGATTCAACAACTGGTGGCAATTATGTAACCACAAATGGTTCTGAAGTGAAAAGACTCGAAGACAAAAGTGGTAATGGCAGGCACTTTATTGAGGCGACATCAGCACCGACACTTTCAATAGGACAAAAAAACAACCTTAACTCATTAAATTTTGCAACTGGTAAATACTTAACTGCCGCAATATCTGGAATAACATTTACAGCACAAACTGTTTTCATCGTTTTCCAGTTTAATAATCCGAGGATTGCATTTGGAAGGGTATTTACGCAACAAGCGACTGGATCGTCCGATTTTAATGGAACATCGCATTATATTCCAATTCTTCTAAATTCTAGCGTTAATGGGATTGTGTCATACGCTGGTGATGGAGCTAGAAGCAATGTTTCAGCAAGCATTCCAAATTGGTATATAGCCAGAGCAAGGCATAGCGGATCAAGCCTAACCGTGAAATTGAATGCAATAGAGGGATCAGCATTTTCGCATACATTAAATCGGACATTTAATAATTTTAGGCTTGGGGCAACAATATTAAGCACTCTTGGTGTGGACGCCTCGCTTCTTAATTCGTTTATTTCTGAATGTATTGTTTATTCGAGATCATTGACAGATTTAGAATCCGATCAAGTAACCAGTTATCTAAACTCCAAATACGCAATCTACTAAAATGCCCCTCCTCCTCCTCGCCCTCTTCTTCTGCTCCTGCTCGCCAAAGAAGCACACAGAGAACAACGCCCTCCCAGATTACGGGGAGATGGGGGCTGCTACCGACGCAGGCCAGGTGAAATGAATGACTGCGCCGGATTCAGCCGAATGGCGTGAGCTAGAAAGTTCTTTGCGATATCTCGAAAGTGAAGGATTTATAGAACGCTGGCGCGATAAGGACGGCGTAGAATGGGTTAGGATTGCGGAAGGAGCAGAGGGACTATGAGTACCGACCAAGTCGCTGAACTTTCAGAGCGGTTAAGCTTAGTCCGTGAATCAATCGCAAGGATCGAGACCCGCCAGTCGGTGATTCTGGATCTGCTAGAACGCTCGCAAGCCAGCCTAGGCGAGTATCACGGCCGCCTAACCAACATGGAGCGCGACGCCCACACGATAAAGACGAAGCTGTGGCTAGTAGCGTTAGTATCCGGGGCAGTAGTAAGCACGGTCTGGGAGTTGATCAAGCGTCGATTCAGCCTTTGACACCCCGCCAAGGGCATGGAACAACTAATCCCCCAACTACTTAAAATCGATTGGCTTGGCGCCCTTGGCGCACTTACCGCACTACTGGCAGCCGTTGCCGCCGTGGCCGCGTTTATCCCAGGTGAAGAACCTGAGCGCACGCTCGGTCGCATAGTGGATTTTCTGTCTAAGTTTAGTCGCAAATAACCACCCATGATCGCCGGCATACTAACGGCGTTGGGCGGGATAATCGGGATCGTGCTCTGGTTCTTAAAACGCAAATCACCGCTTCAGCGCAACTTTGAGGCGATAGAACTAGAACGCCGTAAAAGACTGAGAGACATCGATGCGTGGTGGACTAAACGCCCTCCTACTAGTTCTTAGTCTGGCTCTCTGCTCCTGTGCGACAACCTCGCAAACGCAGGACGGCCCGCCGCCTAGCCCGGACAGCATCAGCTATTTCATCTACGAGTGGGACAAGGCCGAGCGAACAAACAAGCCCTGCCCACAGGCTTAC